ATAGTCAAAAATCGCTGCTAAATAGCGTGATGTGAGTCGGCCCGCGATGACGATATGACAGACAATGCTTGCGCCGCAGTATTCTTCGTAGATTACGCCAGCGACAATTTGCCCGTCACGCTCTAACCCTATCGCTTCCGACCTTTCCGCGAAATAGCCTCTGCCTAAAACCTCTGCAACCCACGCACCAACCGGTGCGCCTGTGATTATACGCCCGCCCATCCGGTTTGGAAAACCACATCGGTCGCCGCCCACTCAATCTGCAAGCCGGACGATGCCGACTTCAACTGAAGTGCGCCGCAATAACCAATGCCGGTAATCCCCTGCCATGAGTTAGTGATTTGCAAGTCCGATCCCCAAAGCGCCGAGTCCCACAGCCCCGATCCCCACGCGCCAAAGGCTGAACCCGAATACGACAGCGAGGCGCTAGTGTCCTGCGTGTCAAAGTCGATGTTCATGCCCAACTGAACCTGCGGTTGCCCGTTGGTAAAGAGCGAGGGACGCGCACGGGTAAAGTATTTCTTTACGCCGCGACTGCCGAAGTAGTTAAAGGCTTGCAGGCAGTTTCCGGTGATGTTTGCCGAGCCATCGGTATAGCCGTCATCCCATGCCTTGCCGACAAACCCTGCACCGCCGAAGTAGGGGTTCTCGCTGAAGATTTCCCAACAGAAGGCAGGCCATCCTTTGAACTTGCACCAAGAGGTCGTAATGGTGTTCATCACATACTGCTCTTGCTGTCCGGTGGCGACCGGGACATTGACCCATACCGCGTTGTTCTTCGCGCTATAGACCACTTGCCACCCGAACGATGCGCCATAACTGACCGTTGCAGCCGTGATAGCGCCCTGAATCTTGTTCGACAGCGCAACCCGAGGGTCAAGCCGCGAGGACTGAAGCGACTGTGCAAGCGGCATCAGGCCGTCGTAGGTCAAGAGCAGCAGGTCGCCCGCGTACTTCAGCAGGCAACGGTTGCCAATCGGCGCACCGAGTTTCCAGATACCCGCAAGCGCCCATGTCGCCGCGCTCGACGGGTCGGTGCCACGGTACACGATGACCTCGCCCTCGCTCGTCACGAATACGAGGTTGTCATCCACGCCATATCCGGCATCAATCGTCCAAGTGTCAAGGTCAACGAGCGTGCCGCCGTGCTTGGCGACCGAGGACAGGTCAAGGACAGCCGCCGCGCCGCCCGCGCTAGAGGTCGGCAGATACCACGCCTTCAGCGTGTTCTTTTCGATGAACCACACGCGGTTCTTGAACAGCGTGACATTGGAAAGGTTGGTCGTAGTGACGCCCGTGATGGCAGGCGACGATACGCCATCAATCGCCGTCCAAGTCGTGCCGTTGTAGAGCAGCGGCTTGTCTGCCCCGTTGACGGCGTACATGAAGTTGCCGCCCGCCGTCGTGAAGTTCACATACTCCCACCGGGCGTTCGACAGGCTCGACACCACCGCAGCGCCTACCGGCCCTTGCGTGGTCACATCGTAGATGGCATTAGGAGCCGTCGCAGCGGCAAAGAGGCGGCTTGTCGTAGACCCTGCGTAGTGCATCAGCGTTTCGACCTGCCCACCAAGCCCGGTCGCCCAAAACTCGTACCCGCCGCGCAGCACAACGCTCGACACCGTGGGAAAGAAGTTTTCCAGCGTCACCGCGTCGGTTTCATCCATGTTCGCAAGCGAGTCACGGGCGTTCCACCCGCCCACAGGGGCAGGCAGGGACGCAACCGAGGCCGCATTACGCTGAATGAGTTGCCGACGCGCCATCAGTCAATCCCGTATTGACTGTCAGGCAGATTGTCGTAACCGATCAACACCGTACCCGGGCGCGGGGCAAAGGACAGGTTCGCCGCGCTCGTATCCTGCGCGATGCAGGTTTCAAGTTCCTGCAAGTAGTTGCGGTACATGGCGGTCGTGTCAAAGCCCTTCGCCTCAAAATACTTGAGTTTGGTGGACAGCACCATGAGCCGGTCGGGATAAATGCAAGTATCCGAGTCAGCGGTGAACGAGGTCTTGGGCGTACCCGCCGCATCCTCGACCCATGCGTTGCTGCGGTACTCAAAGCCAAGCACCTCGTCATACGACATACCGGGCCAAATCTGGAAATACTTGCCGAGCAGTCGCCACCGGATACGCGGGCCAGTCGAGATATAGCCCGACAGCAGCCACTGCCATTGCTGCGCGTCCTCGGGGCCGAGCAACTCCCATCGCTTGCTCTTGTCCCATTGGGTACGCGGCACGATAGCATCGTAATCAGCAGGCAGGTCGTACCGCACCTTCTGGAAGGTCACCACGGCACCCGTTGCAGAGGCCGTGACAGCCTGCGAGAGCGTGACCGTGGTGGGATTGTTCACTACGCTGATGTAGGTGGCATTGGGGATGCCCTCGCCTACCACCTGATAGGTGTCATCCAGTCCCGCCGTGGACGGCACCGTGAGCGTCGTAGAGCCGTCTACCCATGTCCCCGTGGTCTGCGTCCATTGGGTCGTGATCAAGTGCTGACGCACCAACTTGCGCCAGTCAGCCCGACGCATCAACTCGTACCCGCTAGCGTTCATCAACGCAAGAATCTGCACAACATCTTGGTTGGTGTTCCCGGCGACCGCGTTAGGCGTACTTACGCCTAGTTCGTTGGTCACCTGCTGGACGAGTTGAAGCATCGTGGTCATGGGTTAATCTTCCTTGCGCTTTCGCTTGGATTCTACCAATTCGCGCATCTGTTCTTGCAACGCAGCCAACTGCGCTCGGGTTTCCTGCAACTCTTTATTCGCCTCGGCACGGTTCTTCTGCTGAAGGAACATCCGCGCCCGCTCGCGCAGACCCGCACCGCCCATGCCGATACGCTGGATATGGGCGTCAGAGGCCGTGGCGACTTGCTCGACGGTCTGGAACTTCAGAATTTGCAGTTCCTCCATCTGCCCACGGCTGAACTCATGCGGGGCGGCGCTGTGCCAATCGGAAAGCGGCGTTCCGATCACCGGGGCGCCCTCGCTCTGCTGCATCTGGAAGTGCAGCCATTGACGCGGGAACCGCTCCTTGTGGTCATCGCGCACGGGCTGGTCGATGATGTTGGTTTTGTCGCCCGGAACCATGATGCGGACAAACGGCTTGCCGTCGTATTCCGGCAACTTGGACAGGTAAAACTCGACGTGGAGCATCGAATCAGCGTTAGCGATATCAGAGTCAAGCATGGTTTACTCCTGTGGGGATTATGCTTTTGCGCCGGAAATGCCGTACCACTTGGTCAGTTCTACGGCAAAGAAGATGCCCGCGTGGTCTTTCTTGACCGTCGCGGAAGCGTTCTGATTGATGGTGCTGCCAACCTCATACGCATACACAAACAAGTCATGCGCCCCGCTGTTGGCGATGTAGATGACAGCCCCGACCTCTGTAGGCGGGAGCCGGACGCCTGACCCCGATGGGGTGGTGTCTACCGAGTTGTGGACATGAACTAACTGCAAGGCATCCGCTTGCGTTGTCCCAGTCGCGGTAAGGTCATCGACACCATCGCCGCAGATTGCCACGGTCGATAGTGCCGATGCCCCCGCACCTAGCACTCGGCTAGGTATCGTCATGCGCCGAGGATGCTAACCCAAGTGGTCGGGCTGGTACCCACAAACACGCGCCGCTTGGTCGTGGCAATCGCCACGGAGGCCGCGCCGTCAATGGTTCCCGAGGCCGGATACACCGTCAGCGAGGAAGCGCCGTCATTGGCCACAACGCAAACCGCACCCGTCTCCGCAGGCGGCAGGCGAACGCCCGTGCTTGCAGCGGTAGTGCCGACAACATTGTGAACCGCCGACAGGCCAAGCGCGGTCGCAGCGTTGGTGCCAGCAGCCGTGAGGCCGGTAGCAACATCGCCGCAAATCGCCGTAGCCGTCGCACCCGGCTGACCCGAACCCAAGACGCGAGAAGGAAACGCCATATCGCTCTCCTAGAAAGGAGGGGCGGGTGTTACCCCGCCCCCGTGGGTTACACGCTCGCCGCGCTGAACCAAGCCACATCACCCGTAACGAGGTTGACCGGGGGCGAGGTGTACGAACCACCCGACGCCGTGGCAAGGAAAGTCGTAGCGTTGACCGTGCAGACAGCGGTGTTGGCGTTAATCGTCGCGTTGGCGCGAGCCAACACATAACGCCGACCGTTAGCACCCCAAACCTGCAAGCCAAGCGGCCCGATAACCGGGACAGCCGTGCCAGCCGAATTGAGGTTCACATCTGCCTTGTCGAGCAGCGAAGTGCCGATAACCGGAGTAACTGAAAAACTCATGTTCGTTGCCCCTTAAGCGATGAGGACGCCGCTGAACTGCGGGCCCGAGGAGGTCATGTTACCGGCCCAGCCAATCAGTTTGACAACCGCATCCTGATTGACGGACTGACGCTCGCCACCAATCGGCACAAAGTTCCGATCCTTGTGCGGACGGAAGTGCAGATACTTGGTGTTGAGGAACCACATGTGGTTCGCGTTGCCGGTGCCGCTGTTGTAGGTCGAGGAACCGATACCACCGTCAAGCACCACATCCGAGGCCATGCCCGCGCCGTAATACTTCAGCGAGGCGAAGCCAGCGCCAGCCATGCCCGAGCCTTCGCTGGAGATACGCTGGATGGCCTGCAACGACTGCAGGTACAGACGGTAGTAGTTGCTGTCAGCCACGATAAGGTCAGGCTTATCGGTGCCACGCACCAACTGAACGGCGAGCGAGTCCATATACTGCTGGATGTTGGAAGCCGACACCGCAGCGCCGCCGTCCGTCACGCCAGAAAACTTGACCGAACGCCAGAACGCCCAAGTACCACGGTCGATACCGCCGTAAGTACCCGAACCGGGAGCGTCAGGGACAGCCGCAGCAAGACCCGTCAGGTTCTTGCCCGAGTTGCCCGTGCCGTCGCCGTACAGGTCGCCCGAGATACGGTTCGCCAACTGCGCCTCGGCAACCGACATACGACCGTCGAGAAGGTCGATGATGGCCTCCTTACCCGAGTTCTGGATCATCTCCAGACCCGAGATGGTCACAGCGGCAGCGTACTGCGTGATGCTGAACTGCGCCGCCGAAATGGGCGAGTTCTGACCGACATTCAGCACCTCATAACCCGAATAGGAATTCGTGTTGTTGGTGGTGCTGTCGTTGTACATGATTTCCTGAAGGATGACATTACCGCCCGAGAATGTCTTGACATTCCCGCGCTCCTTCAGACGACGAAGCAACGCATTGTTGTTCGTCACGTTGTCAGCGAGTTCACCCGACCGGCTCTGAATGTTGGTCGCAATGATATCGCTGATACTGGAATTGGCAAAAGCCATGTTAAAACTCCTGTATCAAGTGATTAAACACGGTCTGCGAGGCCGTCAAATGCTTCAGCCAACATAGACCGACGATCTTGCGCTTTGGGAGCCGTGTTTGTTCCGGGTGTGGAACTTCTGACGCTTACCGCAGCCGCCCGTGCCGCTTTCGCTGCACGATTCAACTCCGCTGCCTTTTTCGCTTGCTCTGCTGCCTGTTGTGCAGACTGCACTCGCTCAAAAAGCGCCGGGTCTAGGCGTATGGCCTTATCATACGCCTCGTCAAGTGTGGATGCCAAACCGCTCTGAAGCAGGTTGACCATGACGGGTCGCGCATCCTCAAAGTGTTCAGCCTTCGCAGCGAAGTCGTTGATCTCGGACAGCAACACCGCGTTCTGCTGCTGCTCCTGCTGCTGCTTCCAAGTCAGCACTTCACCGCGAACTTGCGCCAACTGGTTCTGCAGCGCGTAAAGGTTCTGGTCAACAGCCGGGGTGGGTTGCATACCGCCGAGGTTTACCCCGTACTGCTGCGCCAACTGCTGAAAGTACGCCACGCGCTGTTCAGGCGAGGAAGTGCGAAGCGTGTAGTCAGCCTCCATCAGCGCCTTTACCGCCTGCGCGGGCTTGATGCCAAGCCCTGCAATCGTGGTTTCGTAAGGCGCAATGGCCTCCTTCATCTCGTCGGCAAACGTCGCCTTTGACAGCAACGGCTCGACGCCTTTACGCATCTGCTCCTCGCGCTGCCATGCGTACTCTTGGATTTTCGGGTCGGCCTTTGACCAATATTCGTGGTATTCCTTCTTCCACGATGCCGGGGGCTTGCGCCACACGGGTTCATCGGCAGGCTCCGCGACGGGTTCAGCGGGTTCAGCCTTTACCTTCGGAGCAAACCGCCCCGCCTCATCACGCTGCGCCTGCGGCGTTTCGACGGGGGTTTCGCCCGACAACTCCGCTACGGTTTCCACGCCCTCAAACTGCTCTGCCAACT